CGGCACTTTCTGGATAATTGACGGGACTGGTGGTGTAAGGAGTCTCAACCCAAATAACAGGGCAGCGGTAAGCCATCATAACGTCTACAAGACTGAAGCACTAGCACGCAAAGCGAGTGTATTACAGCGTAGATCTAATCTAGTTATTCAGGCGTGCCTTAACTTTGACCCTGATTTTGTGCCTGATTGGGAAAACTTATGCCAAGCAAAATTTGGAGTTATTTATAGCCATTACTTAAAAAGGTGGACTTCTAATACAGTCGCTACTTCCTTTGTTAATGTCTTAAATGTTGCTCATGTATCAACGCTAGAGATAGCAGAGAAAGTCGCTGAATACTTAAACAGACAAGGGCTTAAGTAATGGAAACTTTAGAGGACTTAGAACTAAAAATAGTTGAATGGCACCATGCCCGTAACTTGATAGAAGGGTCTACAGATGCGGCACAACACACAAAACTGGTCGAGGAGGTCAAAGAGCTAGAAACGAATATACTGCTCTCTCAGCCCGTTGCGGATGATATAGGGGATATACTAGTGGTTCTTATCAATATCGCCACACGGAACAACCTGAGCCTTTCTGAGTGCCTTCAGGTGGCCTATGAGGATATAAAAGATAGAAAAGGTAAAATGGTTGATGGTGTGTTTGTTAAAGAACGCACTGTAAACGAGGTAGACAGCGATTACCTCAGAGGCTTTGGGATAGGGTCAGGAGAGTCACCAGAGGCCCTTACAAGCTACGAGAAGGGCTTTAGAGCAGGTCTAGTACACAAACAAGGGAGCAAATTATGAGCTGGCTGATATGGGGCAAACATTTGTCGATAGAGTGGCGCAGTGGTACGGGTGTCGATATTGAGTTTACAGATTCCACTGCGGTATGGACTCAAAACAGCTTAACAGAAGAGGTCGAGGCTATGCCTTTTATGGGTTGTATCATACGGCTGCCATGTGTTATAATTAGCTACGGCAACGTATATACATTTACAGAGGATGAGGAATAGATGAGTAAAATCAAAGAGTGGATAGGTTATGACTATAAACCCATTGATGAGGCTGTACCTTACATGATTCAGGAGCTAGTTGATCACGAAATGTACACTATGACACTAGATGAGGCAAAACAGCGTGTAGAGGACAGCGTAAGGGCCTATTATCATGCTCAAAGCACAGATCTAGTGATCCATAAACATAAAAAGGTGTTTAGCAATGAGTAGATGCAAAGCATGTGACCAAATATTGACTGAATATGAGCTAAAAAAGAAAGATCCTTTAAATGTCAATCTTTTTCTTGACCTTTGCGGTCTTTGTTCACAGTATTCTATTGAGGCATTATTCGACGATGATAGAGGTGAGGGTGATCTTTTTGAAGTAGATGCAGAAAGCCTTGACAGTTTGGTAAATATGTCTTATAATACTTAAGTAAGCCAAGGAAAGTTTTAGAATAATCTTTAAAGTTCAACACTAAAGGGTACTTAAGTACCCAAAACCAACCTAAAAGGTAATTGTTATGGCAGTAGTAGAAGGTAAATTAGCATTTGAAAACCTAGACACACACGAGATGTACCAAGGCCAGTCCACTGGTAAGTATTCTGTGGTGATTAGTGTCTCTGATACAGTCGCTGATGATTTAGCAGCTAAGGGTGTCAAAATGCGAGAGTATGAAGGAACACAACAGCGTAAGTTCAGCACCAAGTACGATGTGCCTGTGGTCAATATTGATGGTCAGCCCTTTATGGGTCGAATTGGTAGAGGATCGACTGTCCGGTTGTTATGGGCCGAAGGTCAGCCACATCCAGTCCACGGTACGTCAACCTACCTAAACAAGATCAAGGTACTGGAAGTAGCAGAGCAGGAAGAAGGCGAGGACTTTTAATGACAACGGAGTCCACATTTGTCCAACATGAGTCATGCCCATCATGTCACTCAAAGGATAACTTGGCTAGGTACTCCGATGGACACGCCGTCTGTTTCTCAGGCGGCTGTTCACATTACGAGAGAGGCGATGGCACAGTTACTAAGATACACACACGACCAGCGAGGTCATTAGAGATGACAGGAGTAGTAGCAGCGATACCCGATAGGCGTATCAATCAAGACACAGCACAGCGTTATGGTGTCACGGTTGAATATGGTACTGACGGGACAATATCTAAGCACCACTATCCGTATCACGATAAAGACACGGGGAATACAGTAGGTACTAAGGTTCGGATTGTAGAGAACAAATCCTTTTACGCAACAGGAGACTTCAATAATGCAGGGTTGTTCGGCCAGCAGGCATTCAAGAGTGGCGGTAAGTACATCACGGTCACAGAAGGTGAGGCGGATGCAATGGCTGTCAACGAAATGTTTGACGGAAAGTGGCCCGCCGTCAGCATCAGATCCGGTGCAGCAGGAGCAGCCAAAGACATTAAAGCCAACCTCGAATGGTTAGAGACCTTTGATAATGTTGTAATCTGTTTTGACAATGACAAAGCAGGACAGGAGGCAGCAAGGTCAGTCCTAGACCTGTTCACACCTAACAAAGCTAAGAGTGTCACGCTGCCTATGAAGGATGCAGGAGACATGCTTAAGTCTCGCAAGGTAGCGGACTTTGTTAAGGAATGGTGGAACGCTAAGTCATACCGTCCCGATGGTATTATTGCAGGTGACGAGACATGGGAAGCAATTATAAAGCAATCCGATGTCAAGTCCATTGAATACCCTTGGACTTGTCTTAATGAATACACCCACGGGTTTAGACGACAGGAGCTAGTGACTATCACATCAGGCTCAGGCATGGGCAAGTCACAGATTGTCAGAGAGCTTGAACATTACCTGTTAGGCGCTACGGAAGATAACATTGGTATCCTAGCACTAGAGGAAGACATACCTAAGACTGCTCTAGGTATCATGTCAATCGAGGCCAACAAGCAGCTACACCTTGACAAGACAGTCACGGAAGCAGAGAAGCGGGGCTATTGGGAACGTACCCTAGGCTCAGGCCGTATCTTTATGTTCGATCATTGGGGCAGTACCAGTGAAGACAACCTGCTAGGACGCATCAGATACATGGCTAAAGGCTTAGACTGCAAGTGGATCATCCTAGACCACCTTAGTATTGTAGTATCGGATCAGGATAACGGAGACGAGCGTAAAGCCATCGACAGCATCATGACCAACCTACGCAAGATAGTGCAGGAGACAGGCATTGGCTTGTTCTTAGTGTCACACCTACGCCGACCATCAGGTCAGAAGGCGCACGAGGATGGCGGTAAGATCAGCTTAGGCGAGCTTAGAGGATCAGCAGCTATCGCACAGCTTAGTGATATAGTTATTGGTTTAGAACGTGATCAGCAGCATCCAGATCCAGAAGTTCGCAACACGACTTGTGTCAGAGTCTTGAAGAATCGCTTTGTTGGTTTGACAGGGCCTGCCTGTTACCTGTATTATGATAAGGACTCAGGTAGAATGATTGAGACTGCCTGCCCTGTAGCAGAAGATAGTAACGCGGAGTTTTAAATGCGGGAAATAGTATTTGACATTGAGACCAACGGCTTAGACCCTAGCAAGGTGTGGCTAGTGTGGGCCTACGAGAGAGACACTAAAGAGTTTGTTCTGTTCTCAGGCGATACAGTCTCTACCTTTAGCCAGTACATAAAAGATATGGGAGAGTGCAAAGTAATAGGTCACAACATTATTGCATTTGACATACCTGTCTGCGAAAGGTTGTTAGGTACTGACTTTAGTAAGTGTGAAGTAGTAGATACATTAGTAATGTCACGGTTGTCACAGCCCTCAAGAGATGGTGGTCATTCCTTGGAGAGTTGGGGCGAGAAGTTAAACTTTGCCAAGGGTGATTATGATGATTGGGATAATTTTTCTCAGGCTATGGTGGACTATGGTAAGCAAGACGTTGCACTTAATGAACGTGTGTACCAGATACTCCTTAACGAGCTTACTGGTTTTGGAAGCGCATGCCTTGTACTTGAGCATCAGGTACAGGCGATTATATCTCGACAGATTAAAAGAGGCTGGACGCTAGACCAAGAGAAGTCCTTTGTCTTGCTAGCAGAGCTTAAGGAAAAGAAGTACGAGTTAGAAGATAAGGTACATGAAGTATTTAAACCCTTACCTGTGTTTTTAAAACAAGTAACGCCTAAGATTAAGAAAGACGGCACCATGTCAGTAGTGGGCCTTAAGTTCTTAGGAGACAGTTGGGAAACAGTTGGTGGCGAGTTTAGTCGCATTGACTTTCCCATGTTTAACTTAGGATCGCGACAGCAGATAGGGAGACATTTACAATACTATGGCTGGAAGCCTACAAGTTTGACTGAGACAGGACAGCCCATCGTTGACGAGGCAGTGCTAAGTAAAGTCAAAGGAATACCGGAAGCAGCTTTGATTGGTGAGTATCTGATGATCCAAAAGCGTATCGCGCAGGTACAGAGCTGGTTAGATGCAGTACAGGATGACGGTAGAGTACATGGTTACGTAAATGCTAACGGCGCTGTAACGGGCCGTATGACACACTCTAGTCCCAACATGGGACAGGTTCCGGCAGTCTACTCGCCTTATGGCAAAGAATGTAGAGATGTCTGGACAGTTCCCCAAGGTTACAAGCTAGTAGGTATGGATGCTAGCGGGCTAGAGTTACGTATGTTAGCTCATTATATGAACGATGAAGGATATACAAATGAAATACTCAATGGAGACATTCACACGGCAAACCAGTTGGCTGCGGGCCTTGCAACTCGTAGTCAGGCGAAGACTTTCATCTACGCTTTCCTCTATGGAGCAGGAGACGCAAAGATCGGAAGTATCGTTGGAGGAAGTGCGAAGGACGGCAAGCGACTTAAAGAAAAGTTTCTACAAAACACACCAGCTCTTGGACGACTTCGAGAGAGAGTTGGAGTTGCATCTGGAAGAGGCTATGTTCTTGGCTTGGATAGAAGAAGGGTCGCTATACGATCAAGCCACGCGGCACTGAACAGCTTACTACAGTCAGCAGGCGCTATTATAATGAAGAAAGCCTTGTGTTTGCTAGATGAATATGCTATACTATGGGGCTTAGATTATCACATAATAGGTAACATACATGATGAAATCCAAACCGAAGTTAGAGAGAAAGATGCAGAGCGTTTCGGAAGACTTGCCACAAGCTGTGTCGAAGCAGCAGGACTTTTTTACAAACTCAACTGTCCACTTGCAGGAGACTACAAAGTTGGACAAACATGGGCGGACACCCATTAAAGGGAAGTATTACAAGGATAACAAGTCAGCGGTACAAGCGAGGGATGCCAAACGTATGTGGGTCAACGGTAAAGAAGTTAAGAAGACACACCCGTTGTACAAAGCAGGAAGGTACAAAGGTTTTGAGGAGGCCGCATTTAGCTCACTACAAAACTTTAAAGATAGTCCACAAGGTCAGGTTTACATTATTACCAACCCTGCTTGGGAAGGTTGGGTCAAAGTAGGGATGGCAGTAGATGCACATGATAGAGCAGGTAATTATCAAACAGCTTCGCCTTACAGAGATTATGAGTTAGGTTATGTAGTGGAAACAAAGGATCGTAGAGCTACCGAAACAGAGACACATGATAGACTAGGCGACCTGTTTGAACAACGTAACGAATGGTTCAAGTGTAGTGTAGAGATGGCTAAACGTATCATAGACGGTGTAGTGGAGGAAGAACAGTATGACGAAGCATGTTGAAGATTTAGTCTCTGACATCTACGCCATGATGGAAAGCAAGGACGCTGACCCATCTGTAAACGTAGAGGAAGAGATAGAAAGATTTGGTGAAGGTGTAAAGGCGCTGATGCGTACAGAGTTTGGTAGGGAAAAGCGAGAGGATAACCGCAAGCTACGCCTCAGCAACATCGGTCGTACTGACCGATACCTCTGGAACCATTACAACAAAACAGACAAGGAAGAGATAGCACCGCACACTTATGTCAAGTTTATGTATGGACATTTGATTGAAGAGATGTTAATATTCTTAACAAGGATGGCAGGACACACAGTAACAGACGAACAGAAAGTGTGTAAGGTAAACGGTATCGTAGGTCACATGGATTGCTCAATAGACGGAGTAGTGACAGACGTTAAGTCAGCTAGTAGTTTTGGCTTTAAGAAGTTTAAGGATGGCAGTCTTGTATATGATGACCCGTTCGGTTACATTGATCAGATCAAAGCCTATGCCCACGCTTGTGGAGAGACTAAAGTCGGTTGGTTAGCCATGGATAAAGCCAACGGGCATCTGACTTACCTTAAGTATGACCTTGTAGACAACGCTAGCGAGAAGCTTAAGGAGCCAATAACTGACAGGATAGAGCATATCAAAGCTCTTGTGTTAGGGCCAGAGCCAACAGAGTATTGCCACGAGCCGGTAGCGGACGGCAAGTCAGGTAACATGAAGTTAGCAGTTGGTTGTTCTTATTGTCAGTTTAAAGAACATTGTTATCCAGAGATGAGAGTATTTAGCTACGCCTACGGGCCTAAGTATCTCTGTAAGGTAGTCAACGAACCACGAGTAAGGGAGTTTGTCCTAGATGAAACAGGCTTTTAGGTCAGGACTAGAGAAAAACTTATCAGAGAAGCTAGACGGGCAGTACTTGTTTGAACCATACGGGTTGCCCTACACTACACACAGGAAGTACCTACCGGACTTCGTACACGAAGACAAGGCAGTACTGATTGAATGTAAAGGTTTCTTTAGAGTAGGCGACACACAGAAGTATACAGCTATCAGAGACTCAATGCCGGAGTGGGAGTTAGTATTTGTTCTTAGCAACCCACACAAGAAGGTACGGAAGGGTGGTAAGATAACAATGGGTGAGTGGTGTGATAAGCAAGGCTTTAAGCATTATACTATAGACACAGCCAAGGAAATGACCAAGTACATTAAAAGGAAGAAAGTATAATGGCAACGACATTAGAGGAATTAAAAGAAAAGATAGTAATGTTTCTTGATGAAGACTTGACATGTGAACTGTTAGCCATCTCAACACAAGACTTATTAGACGCATTTGAAGATAGACTGATTAGAAACTTTGACCGTATAGCGGAGGACTTTGAAGATGAGCATTAATAACGCAACACCGGCAGATTGGGATAGATTACGCAAGCAGCACCCGCCATTAGAAGTGACTAAGCCTACAATAGATGAGTCAATGATGAAGGTTTATCTTGACGAAGCCCAAGAAGAAATTAACTCTATGATGAGGACATCGCAGTGGTATCAACAGCACGCAGCGCGTCTCCGGCAGGAAGAGTATAATAGTCGGTGGGGCAATTTTGACGATGGAGACGAAGAAGAAATGTCGAAGGAAGAGCTAACTTCGTATATATTTGATGATGAAGAGGAAGACGTAGTTAACAACCCAGACCATTACA